ATCCAGACCCTCGCGCCGTATGGGTATCAGTGGGCTTACTTCGAGACGTTCTTCGACCGGACTCTCCGCCGGCCATTGTATGGTCCGCTTGACGAGACAGAATGGCAGCGGATCAAGGCTCTGCCGAACCCTGGTCCGTTTTACAAGTTCCGTATCCGTGGCGATCATTTGCTGATTAACCCGGCGCCAGCCACGCCGCTCAGCACCATCGCGTTTGAATATGCAAGTTCCTGGTGCGTGACGGACAGTGGTGGAACGGCCAAAGCTGCCATCACAGCCGATACTGATCTATTCGTTTTCCCTGAGCGTATCGTCCGAAAGGGGTTGATGTTCCGGTGGAAACAGATCAAAGGCCTGCCATACCAAGCCGACGAAGCCCAGTATTACAACCTTCTCAACAACTACATCGCTCGGGATAAGGTTAAACCCCGCATCAACGTCGCTCAGCCAGTTCAACCCGATATCAAGCCCGGCGTGTTTGTCCCCTCCGGCAACTGGCCCGTCGTATGAGAGGGCCGCCAAACCTTCCCGTCCGAGCCGGTGCGCGTATCCCGCAGGTTAATCAAGCCTCCGGCCGTACCGTCACGATCCCTTCTCCTTACGAAGGTTGGAACGCAAACGGGAACTTGTCCAACATGCGGTCGTTGCAGGCTGTGCAGATGGATAACATCTTCCCTGATATAAGCGACGTTATGCTCCGTCGTGGATCGGATACTTGGATCACTGGTGCTAACTCGGCGATTAAGTCGCTCCATGCGTATGAGAGCGCGTCTGGGGCGAAGCTCTTCGCCTCCACCACGACCAAGATCTACGACGCCACAACCACTGGGACCTTCGGTGCCTCCGTCGTTACTTGCACTTCCGGAGCCTGGTCCAGCACGAATATGTCTACTTCCGGCGGTCAGTTCCTCGTCATGGTCAATGGCGTGGACTCGATGCAGGTTTATGATGGCTCGACTTGGAACGCTATTACCGGGATTAGCACCCCTGCCATTACTGGTGTAGCTACTACGGCTTTGTCGTATGTTGTTCAGCATCAGCGTCGGCTTTGGTTCGTCAAAGCCAATTCAATGGATTTGTACTATCTTCCTGTTGACTCCTACGCCGGGGCAGCTTCTGTTTTCCCTGTCGGACCGTTGTTCAAAAAGGGTGGAAAAGTCACTGCAATTGGAACCTGGACCGTCGATGGCGGGACAGGGAGCCAAGACTTCTTTGTCATCGTAACTTCGGCTGGGGAACTCGCCGTCTACCAAGGCACCGATCCGGCGGATGCTACCAAGTGGTCTCTCGTCGGTGTGTACGAGGCCGGAAAGCCCGTCGGCACCAGGCCCTTCGCTGACTTCGGTGGGGATCTTCTCTACTTGTCCGAGAACGGTCTTTTCCCTGTTTCGGAGTTCCTCCAGTCTGCTATCCTCGATGTGACAAAGGCTGTGAATTTCCTCGTCCAAGGAGCTTACCTCCCGATGGTGGAGGCTTATAAAACCGTCGCCGGTTGGCAGGTTTTAGCCTTCCGCCGTGGGAACTTTCTCCTCATAAACCTTCCCGTCGCGGCGGATACGACGTCCGTCCAGTTCGTAATGAACCTCACGACTAAGGCTTGGTGTCGGTTTCTAAATTGGAATGCTTCTTGTTTCTGCGAGTCTGGCGGAAACCTCTATTTCGCTGTCGGGACAAAAGTCTATCTCGCTTGGACCGGGACTTCCGACTCCGGCGTCACTATCCAAGGCGACGTCATTGCCGCCTATAATGGCTTCGGCTACGGACAGGAAAAGCAAATAACCCTCGTCCGCCCGCATGTTTCGATCGACGGGAGCGTGTCTTTCAAGCTCTCCCTCGACACAGACTTTCGCTCCTATGAAGGCAGTTCCCAGGTCACCTACACAACCGGGACAGGGACTGGTATCTGGGGTTCCAGCCTCTGGGACGGCGCTCTCTGGTCTGCCGGCACTACCCCACTCAAGCCGACATGGACCACTGTCCCATGCGATATCGGCTTCTTGCACGCTTTTCGCTTGCAGATACTTTCAAGCAGTGCTACCGTCTCATGGACGGCGACCAATTTCCTATACACTCCTGCCGGGGTCTTGTGAAAAAAGTCCTGACTAATTGCGATAATCTCTTCGGGCCTTGGATAGCCAATCAACTAGGCTTTCCGTGGTTTCAAGGTCGAGGATCAACAATTGGGCTGATGGATTTGAAGATAGGTCCTGTCGCTGCGGCGATGTTTGAGGGTTATAATGGCGCCAGTATCATGGTCCATTTGGCCTCGAAAAACAAAGCCTGGTTGAATAGAGAGTTTTTGTGGTATGTCTGCCACTATCCGTTTGAAGAGTTGAAAGTCCACAAAGTCATTGCACCGATTGAGAGTGATAACTTTGATTCGATTAGATGGACTGAACATTTCGGTTTTACGCTAGAGGCCACCCTCGAAGCTGCTGCCCCGAAAGGGGATTTACTGATCTACACGATGAGAAAAGATCAGTGCAAATGGCTTCAATTAGAGGGTTTATATCGTGGGCAAGCCAAAAGCGCCAGCAGCACCTGATTACGCAGCAGCAGCGGACAAACAAGGCGCTGCGAACGTCAACGCCGCTGTCGCTACGAACCGGCTGAACCAAGCCGATCAGGTCGGGCCTTACGGCTCGCTGAAATATACCTACGGGGATCAGGGAAGTGGTCGGGGTTACACCGATCCGCAGACTGGACAATGGATACCCCAAGTCACAGCCACCACGACGCTTGATCCAGCACAGCAGAAGTTGCTGGATCAGAATAACCAAATCTCGACGAGTCTGAATGACTTGGCGCAGAAGGGGATTGGTTATGTCGGGCAGGCTTCCGCGAATCCTGCAAGGGCGTCGGATTTTCAATCGCTGAATAATGGTTTGGCCCTTAGCCCAAGCGTTGGAACCGAACAGCGGGATCAGATCACCAACGCTTACATGGCGAGATTGCAGCCTTATCTCGACCACGACAAGGCCGCGCTGGACACACAGCTCTCCAATCAAGGCATCCACCGAGGCTCCGATGCTTATGGTTACAGCCAGCAAGTCCTCGGCCGGAACCAGAATGACCAGCGTATTGCTGCCTTGCTCGCCGGTGATCAAGCCCAACAGACACAATTCAACCAGGGTCTGGCGTCGAGCCAGTTCCAAAACCAAGCCCAGCAACTCGCGATCCAGCAGGCAGATTACTTCAAGAATCAGCCGCTGAACATGCTGAACGCTCTGAGGTCTGGGAACCAAGTCACAACCCCGCAGTTTGGGAATGTAACAGCAGGGTCTAACATCGGGGCGGCACCGATTTATCAAGCTACAAATGACCAGTACAATGCGGCTTTGAATGCTTACAAAGCCCAGATGGCTGGTTTCGGTGGCATCCTCGGCGGTATTGGCAGCTTAGGTTCTGCCGCGATCGGGAAGTGGGGTTAACATGGCTGGAAGCATCGCCGCGCCAACGGCTGATTTGGCGAAGATCACCATTCCGACAGGGTATGAGGCGGATCAAGCAAAAATTGCGACTCGGCAGGCTCTGGCGAAGACTATGCTCGAACAGGGGCTTTCGCAGGAACCGATGGTTTCGCCGCTGCAAGTACTCGGCCATTGGGCACAGACCTGGGCCGGGAAGTCGTTGCAAGACGACTCGGTTAAAGATCAGACGAACTTGAACTATCGGGTTCGGGATCAGCAAAATGCAGAGATTGACCAGCTGAATGATCCGAATATCCCTCTGGATCAGAAGGTGATTTGGGCACTCAAGCATCCGCTGGTGGGTGAAGCGGCTAAGCCCTTTATTGAGGCTTTTACCTCTCGGCTGAAAAATCGTGAAGGTTATGTTGCAGGCGATCCCTATCATCGGACACATGGGCAAATTCCTTCTGGTCAGTATGTTCCACCGAACCCGGCAACGTCCGATCTAGTTTTAAGCCAAGATGGAAATTACCTTGTTCCTAACTATCTGCTTATTGGCGCAAAGGCAGCTTCTCAAGGTTTGCCTGTGGCAGTTCCAGGACCGGAGGGCCAGTCGCAGGATCTTTACCCTCGCTCTATGCCAGTTCCTCAAATGCCGGGGACTGCTGGTCTGGCCTCTGCCATGGGTCAGGCTCGTGGGATGGCACCTGTGGCTGACAATCCTGCGCCACAAATCCTCCAGTCCGCTTCGACTTCCAAACTCATCTCCCCCGAGGATGCACAACGAGTGGCTTCTTCCCTCGGTCCGAATGGCCAAGCGGCGTTTGAAAACTGGCGGAAACAAAACGGCATCCAAATCGGAAAGCAAGTTAATGGCCAGACCTACTATCAAGTCAATGGGGCTTGGTATGACAATCCGGAGGGACGCTGATGCCCCAGGTTACTGATCCGAATGTTTTGGCGCAGCTTCAAGGCCCGCAGCCGAATGTTCAGCCACAACCCTTCCCTGGTGCGCAGGTACCGTCCCAGATCCCGATCTACGGCAATCCAGCGAAGGTGCAGGCTCAGCAGAACGAGGCTACTCGTATTCGCTTGAGCGAGAAATCCGGCCAGCGAGAGGATAAAAATCTTCAAAACACGCTGGAAAACACCGGCTTTGACAACCGTACTCGGCTTCGTACTGAGTATGCGCAGCTTCCGGAAGTCAAAGCCTATCGGACTGTCCTGCCAATTTTGATGGCGGGCTTGAACACTGATCCAAACCCTGGTGGGGATAATGCTCTACTTTACTCTTATGCCAAGGTCATGGACCCTTTGACCGGTGCTCTGCAAGGTGAGCAGCGTTCGGCGGCGGAAGCTGATTCAGCAGCTCGCGCTTTCGTGGCGAGGCTAAAGAAAGAGCTGAATATCGACGAGGGTGGTAACCTTTCCCCCACCATGCGGGACCAATTCCGTCGGGAGATGGATCGGAAAGTCAGGGCTCTCGGAGACTCCGCTAAGTTTTACCATAACCGTTACGCTACTTTGGCTCAACGGTATAAGATGGACCCGATGGAGATTGTTGGGGACTTTGACTTTGCACCGTTTGAAGAGAAGTATAAGGAGACTCGGCAGAGACTTGGTTGGGATAAACCTCCAGTAGCGGAACCGCAAGGTCAACTCGCCGCCGGAGATAAGATGACGACGAAAGTCCCGCCGGAAATGCAGACGGATTATGAGGCCTATCTGGCTAATCATCCGAAGCTTGATCCTCAGGATTATAAGGCTTTTGTTGACACCTTGTACCAGCACTATGGGTTCGGTGTTGGCGGAAGCCCTGAAGCCAGTGCAGCTTTTGTTGAGGCTTATAACGCTGGCAAACCTACTGTTCGGACTATTCCTGGTCCTGATGAAAGGATGAATTTCCTTCAAAAGGCGGCGAGTAACGCCGCGGCTGACAAGGGCGCGGTCGGCGATCTGTACGCCGGTGGGATGAACTACGGCAACGCTACGATGCTTGGATTGCCAGAACTGCTCAGCGGTGAAGGTGGCCGCTACCTCAAAGGTATGGCGGATAAGGAACATCCTGTCTCCGCCTTTGTCGGGGATGTAGCCGGTTCGATCCTTCCGACTGCACTTGGAACCGCTGGCTTTGCCAAGGCCGGTCTGGGTCCAATCGGGGCGGATATTCTCGCCAATGCCGGCTATGGAGCGGCGCGAGGGACCACTGGGGCGGAGGATGGCTCACGTCTATCTGGGGCCGCGTTTGGGACCGGTATTGGCGCGGGTGGTGCTCTAGTGGGACGAGTTTTGACCAAGGGCGCTCGCGGGTTCACTTCACCAGAAACTCAAAGCGCAATTGACAATCTGCTGGCAGAGCAGGAGTTTGACATCCCGAGCGCGAGGGAGGGGAATCTTCCAGCCTTGCCGACGGAAATGCAGGGCCTGGACGAAGCCGGACTGAAAGCCGTTGCGGACAAAGCCCGTCAGCATTTGGCTCTGAATAAAGCCATTGAAGAGCAAAACGCTCTTCGGAAGGCAGAAGCTGATGCCGCGAATAGGAACACCCAAAATCAATACAACTTCGAAAATCGAAATGCCGAAGGTTCTCTCGAAGCCAATCGTGGGAAGCTGGAACAGGCTGTTGCCCAGATAGCTGAACAGAATAAAATCAAACAGCAGCAGCTGCTTGCAGCCCGCGGGTTTGGTAAAGCTGGAATCGAGGATCAGCAGCGGCTTCTCGCCCTGGCGGAGGAAAGCTACCCGACGACGAAGAATGGGATCGTTCTGGCTAATCCAGAGCTTAATAGGCTGGAAGTTCGGTCTTCGCCGGCTGATCCGATTTTGCAAGAGCCTAAGCTTCAACAGAGTCCGCATGAGCCGGACAAGGTCTTGAATGACCGCATCTCCATGATCGAAAAGCATCTTGGTCTGGATAATACAGGCGGTAAGGCTACTATCCCTCCAGTCGATCTGACTACCTTGCAACGGGTTGGTCTGGGTCATCTGGAAGGAACTTTACAAGACATTCCTGGCATCCGCGGGATTCGGGAGAATACTTTTAAAGGCTGGTCTCGGCGGAAATCTGCTGAGGTCTTGCAATTTATTGGCAAGGCTTTGCCAGAGGATATTAATGCTGGGTACACGGCCAATGACTATGTTCATAAAGCCTTGACGGAAGGGTATGAGACCTTGCGCCCGCATATCGGTGGGGAGGTTACTAAGACTTTCAAAAATATGCTTGGAGCCTTGGAATTTGACTTCCTCCGAGGCGCGCAGAATGTTGAAGGCGGTCTAGCCGAACGAGCGAGCCTCTGGCAAGATATTAAAAACGCAACGGACTATCTGACCCAAAGCGGAAACTTCGATGGCGAGGCTTATCAGAAATTCTCCAGTGAACTTCGCATGGTTATGCGGTCTCTCGGCGCAAAGGCTAACAACGAGACACAAACTGTCGCGCAGCAGAAGGCTTTGCAAGCTGTCGAAAACATTTCCAAAGCCGCAGATGAACTTGTCGCTACGTCTAACCCGGCGGCGGGGAAGAGGCTGAAGGCTCTGAATAAAGCCTGGGCACGGCAGCTTCGACTCGATGTAGCGAGTGGGACTGGTCCGGCGCCTTTGGCGGAAGGTGTTCCTAGTCCGAAAGAATACGTCTCTGGTATTCGTCGTATGTCCCCGGCGGAGAGGGATGCTGGGGTTCCACGAGACTTCTCCCGCGGCAAAGCCATGGATCAGGGTCCGGCTCTGGAAGCCGAACGAGTCCTTGGTGATCGCCCAAGCCGAGAAGGCAGCCTCAAGGGTGTTGGACTAGGTCTTGGAGCCTTGGCCACAGGTGCAGGCGGTGTTGCCGTTGGGTCTACGTCTCTCCTGGCTGCTCCCGCAATCCTCGCTGGGGTTGGTATTACGGCTTACACTCCGGGACTGAAGCGACTTACACAAACCATGCTGGATGGGAAGCTTGGCGCCTCAGCCGACGTTATCTTGGCAACAATTCGTCGTGATCCTGAGATGAGGAAAGCCGGAGCAACTATCCCCTCAGAGGCTCTTCAAAAACTTATCACCCAAGTCATTCGCGCTAAAGCCCAAGGAGGCAACTAATGGCTTTCGATGGTTCCGGGAACTACACCCCACCAAGCCCTCCGACCTTTCCAGCCGTATCTGGGAATGTTATCAGTTCGACCTATTTCAACGCAACGATTAATGACATTGCGACGGCGCTGAGTAACGTCATCTGCCGCGATGGGCAATCGACAGTGACAGCGAATATCTCGCTGAACTCACACAAGCTGACGAGTGTGACTGATCCGACGAACGCGCAAGATGCGATGACGTTGAATTACTTCAACTCGAATACCGGCACGGCTACCACGACTGCTATTGCTGCAGCCATAACGGCCTTCAAAGCCGCGACAAATAACTTCACCGCTCGGAATGAGTTTGCTTATAATCCGACCGGGACGATCACGGCTGATCTATCGACGCTGTTCCGCGGAACAAGTGTGGAGGTTAGCTCAACTTCCGACAACGGTGTTTCCGCCGCTACGCCAGGAACGAATATTCCAACCCTCTTCAATGTCTCGCACTTCTTCGGTGGGTCAGCCATCAACGACGGCCGCAACGCTCTTGGGGTTCACTTGCACCAGACCGCTGCAACAGCGTCTTCGAATACATACAAGCTCTTCACCGCAGGGTATTTCTTTGCCGACACGGCTTATAACGAAGGCGGGACTGGGGGATCGCCTAAGGGCACTCTCTACGGCCTTGGGTCTGACGTTTGGTTGAAAGTCGGAGCGACGAATTGGGCAGGGTTGATTGGGATGGAAACCAATGTCTGCGTCGAGACTGGCGCCAATGCGGATAAGGTTGTTGGTGTAGCATCTTTGATCTGGCCGGGGCATAGGGTCGCCGGAACGACTGTTGATGCGGCTTATTGGGCTACTTCCGCCAGTTCGACAAAGCATCTGAATGGTATCCAGTTTGACGATAATGGTGGATACTTCCCCGTCGAGACGACTGGCACGCTCTGGAAAGCTACTGGCACTGGCGTGACGGTGAGCCAAGGGTTGGACTTCTCCGGTATCACGATCACGAACTTTATGCTTCGTGGGAATGGGACGATTTCGACTACTTCGACAGGGGATGCAACCAGTGTTGCGACCGGGGCTATCCGCTCGTCGGGTGGGCTTGGTGTGGCGAAGAACCTGGCTCTCGGTGGGCTGTGTATCCATACCGCGAAGGATATTGTCGTTCCGTTGACTGGTGAAACCGTCACGATCGGAGCGGCGAAGCTTGTAACCATTATCAACCCCGCCGGAACGCTGGCAAATTTGACAATTGTTCTTCCAACCGCGGCAGGAGATGGGGATACTCGGACAGTAACCTTTAGCCAAGCCATCACGACACTGGCCTGGACCGGGATGACTTCCGGCTTCCCCACCACGATGGCCCGGAATGCATCTTTCAGTGCGGTTTGGGACTCACGTTCTTCAACTTGGTTTGTAGGGTAAGGAGAGTTTATGTCGTTCGCAGTTGTTCCTGTCAAGACCATTGATGCGATCTATGGGTATTTGATCCAGCGTCCAATGGTCGAGGTCGAGGGGCTGGTTAAAAGCCTTCGAGACGAGACGAAGGAGCTTGAGGTTTTTAACAAGAAACTAGAGCAGGAAAGGCTGGCGGAGAAAGCCGGGAAAAGGCCTGCTGCAAAGGTTCCGACGACTGAAGAAGGGAAAGCTTAAATGACTTTTATCTGGTTTACTGGTCGTTGGACTGGCTTGCCGCAGTGGGTAATAGTCAGCGGAAAGGCACCGTGATGGTCAACTCCACCGAAGTTAACAACGTCAACCGCGCCCTTGGGCAAGTTCAGGGGGAGATTTTGGCATTGAAAAACGTGCTTGATGAAATTCGCTCTGACTTGCACGACATCAAGGCGGACGTGGCGGAACTGAAAATGAAAGAAGGGCAGCGTTCGGTTATTGAGAAGGCGGCGGTTTGGATGGCTGGCGTATTAGGCGCGGTTATTACCATGATTGTCGGACACTTTTGGAAATAGGTGAACTATGGCGACACCGGCGATTGATCCCATCTTGGTTGAACAGGCGGTGGCAGCGGTTGCTGCGAACGGGGGCAACCTTATGCAGGCTGCGCGCTCGCTGGGCATCCCGCGCGGAACGCTGCAAGGCCGGCTCGCCATCGCCAACCGGGGGCGCGAGCGCATCTCGACGGATGGCTGGACGTTCCCGCGCGAGAAGCGGCTTGAAGTGTTCACCGGCACGGTCGTGGTCAGCTCGGATCACCACTATTGGCCCGGCGAACCGACTGTGGCTCATCGCGCGTTGCTGGCGGTTATCCGCATGGTCAAGCCGCGCGTCAAAATCCTCAATGGCGACATTTTCGACGGCGTTTCAGTTTCACGCCATCAACCGTTTGGTTGGTCTGCGCGGCCGTCTGTCCTTGAGGAGCTGAGCGCTTGCCAAGAGCGCATCGGTGAGATAGATCAAGCGATACCGAAAGGGTGCGAGCGGCTGTGGAACATCGGAAACCATTGTATCCGTATTGAGCGGACTTTGGCGACGCAATCGCGGGAGTTTGCATCAATCGTTGGCACGCGCTTGGCCGATCATTTCGACGGTTGGGAAATGCAGTGGTCAACGCTCATAAACCCTGAGGCCGCAACCCCGACGATGGTCAAGCATCGGTTCCAGAATGGCGGCGTTCATGCCGGATACAACGCGACTTTGAAGGCCGGCGTGCATACCGTAGCGGGGCACACGCACTTGCTCGAAAGCAAGCCCTGGGGCGATTACCGGGGCCGGCGGTACGGGGTGCAGACCGGGTGCATTGCCAGCAACGACGCGCCATCGGTGGAGTACAGCGAAAACAATCCGTCGCCCGCTTGTTCTGGGTTTGCGGTGCTGACCTTCCGCGATGGCGTGATGCTGCCGCCGGAACTGTGCGAGGTCATTGACGGGCGCGCGTATTTTCGCGGGGAAGTTGTGGCATGACTGTTACATTCTGATTTAAGCAGTTTAACCAAGAGAGCCTAACCCCTCTTGGTTAAAAACTCCGGGAAGTTTCCGGAGTGTCACTAGAGACGAAGGGGAAATACTATGCCTACCGATCCGAGCATCATTGCTTTTGTTGTTCTCGCGGCCCAGATCATTGGCCGGGCTATTCCTGACAGTGCGACGGGGTTCTTCGGTGTGGTCAGGAAACTGGCCAAGATCGTGGGGCTGTATGTGAACAATCAGAAGTAAGGAAGTCCCCGTAGATTATAAATCTGTAATCTACGGGGATTTTCCCTCTCACCCTTCCCCTCCCGGTGATGCTGCCGGACCTGGGAAGAGGAACATTTCCACCCCCTGTTGTTTGAGAGTAAGGTAACCGGAGCGAACTGCTCCGGTTATTACTGCTTCGAAATCCTGCATTTTTGGGAAATGCTGGTGGACGAAACGATAGGCTTCGGCATAGGGGCAGCTTCCACGTTTGGTGATGTACCAGATAAGTCGTTCGGCGTAGATTGCGTCCTCGGACTTTCCGATCTTGGAGAACACGAACTGCATGTCGGGTTCGAGGTCGGTAACCATCTGGTTAGCGAGAGCAAGGTGCTCAGCAGTGATGGACAGTTGATCGGACTCAGCCGCGGCTAGGACCATAGCGAGCTTGTGGATATGGGTTTGTTTCCGGGCGAGATAGCCGCCGAAGCGCTCGTCGTCGAGGTTGAGATGCTTGCCGGCATAGTGAGCTTCATACCAGGATTGCCCCCATTGGATGGCTTTGCGGGTTAGGACGTATTGCCCAGCCATGAGGGAGATTTGAGCCAAGTCGTCGATCAGGTTCTGCGCGAGTTGCTTGAGATTGGCGGGGACCAGTTCGGAAGGGTAGGCGACGAGTTTGGCTTTTTTGTCTGCGTAGACGAAGATGCAGCGAGAGGTGAAGCCTCCGCCGATCATGTATTCAGGGAAGTTGCCGGCGATCCAAGCTGGAGTCGTACAAGCGATGAGGTTGATCCAGGGATTTTCCACTGTGTCACAGCCGGAGCCTTTAGTACGCTTTTCAAAAGCGCCAGGTTTCCCATCCCACAGACTGACTAAGAGATCAACCATCTCCTTGTCCTGAGGGTTAAGCAGATTTCCAAATTCGGACGATTCGATCGTGAGGGCTGACATTGCATGGAACTCTCCTTGGTGTTCGAAGGTCATGGTGGATTCGGCAAAGCCGGTGACGAGAGCTTGCCAGGTCACAACGTCTGGGCCGAACTTTATGTCAGGAACTCGCTTGAGAAGCGACATACCAATCCCGGCGGTGGTGGACTTGGAAACGATGCCTGGCGGAGCGACAAGGATGATGTAGAAATTTGGATGCCACTGGAAGTAGGCCATGTCGATCCAAACTTTGCGACGTAAGGCTCCCGCAAGAGTAGAAACCGCTGTCCAAAAGTGCATATGCCGAGGCGCTTCGGAGAAGGAAGCATACTCCATGAAAGCGGAGATCCAATTGTCGAAGTGTCTTTTCTGCCCCATCACCCGCACGCCCCCCAAGACTCTTCACTCATCACCAGCCCGACCGGAATAATCAAAGGCTCTTCGTAAGGTAACGGAACAGAACAGTGGTCAATAATCTTTCTGCTACACTCGTCTCGAAGGTGTGTTGGGAACTGTCCTGCCAAGGAGTCGTGAACTTGAAGGAGAACTTGAATTTGATCTTCGTTGGCATAGATATTTCGATACCCTCGATTGATGAGGCAAGCAACGGTAGACTGAGGGATTGCAGCAACAGCTTGATTGAAGATGGTTCCCTCAATACGATCGAAGAACCAGATCCGGTAGCCGAAGACATTCTCGACAAAGCGATTAGACCTGAGGCGATGGCATAGATCGTCTTGCCAAGTTTTGATTTCGGGGAACTTGCCGTAGTACCAAGTTTGGATGCGTTCGACTTCAGAGGCGAGTAGTCCGATCCGTCCAGCAAGTCCAGAAGCTGTGCCAAGGTAGTTGGTACCGTGACAGAGGGCTTTGAAGAGCTTATAGGAGGGGTGGTGCTTGTCGATGGAAGGGTCACGGTAGTATTCCTTTGCGACTTCGACGTAGGGCTTGAGGCCGGCGGCGAACATGGCCTTCATTTCGAGACAATTGGACTCCCAGACAACAATGCGGAGGTCAGCAGAGTCGAGGTCGATATCGAAGAAGGTCATGCCTGGGTCAGGGATGAAGAGACGGCGGATATTTGGGAGGGCTTGGTGTTGCATTAGCGGCACTCCGGGCAAAGATGATACCACTCTCCGTCGATTTCTTTTTTGACTTTCCAGTTCTCTTCCCGCAGAGAAGCTCTAGCTTGGTCGAAATTAGTCTCACCTGTGTCTAGAACTTCATCGCAAGAGTCACATTCGAAGCTAATTTTTCCGCGGTTTTTGTGAATAGTCATTAGTCATCCCCCTTTGGCACGTTCTGCAGGTTCATACCAGATCCGAAAGCGTTTTCGCTAGATGAAAAGCGATAAGTTTCCGTTCCGGTAATGTTAAACGAACAACGCATCCTTTCGTCAAGATCCACAGGAGCTTCCAAAAAGGTAGCACGGAAGACGTAGAGACTTCGAAGCTCTCGAATAGTGTCACAGAGGGGTTTGAGCAGAGGTTCTCTAGTAGAGATGACTTCGAGAGCACTATCGTCAGTTGTGACTGCTGCACCTTTCTTACTCCGTTTTTTAACCTCCTTTTGGGCAAAGACTCTATAGAACAAGTCCTGCATTTGTTTCGGAGATTTTATGTTGAGAGGCTGGCCGAGGAGGTCTTTGATCCAGGCATTTCGTTCGTCGATGGCAGTTTGGAGTTCCGCGGACAAGGCGGCTTTCGCTTCGTTGTTGACGCGCAGGCCGTCGTTCATGGACTTCAAAACAGGCCAGAATAGTGACTGCTGGAAGTCATGGATTTCCCGGAGTTTCGGCCAGGAGGACAAGAGGGCATCGATCGCGGCTTGTTCAGACTCATCGACTTCGTAAGTGACTACGCAGTCTTTGCAGTTGTATATCCAGAGCTGCCGCTCCCCGAGTTTCGGGTCCCAATCCTTGGACTCGTCTTTCCAGTAGACATGGTAATCAGTGTAGAGGGAAGAGAGGAAATCGAGACCTTTCTGCATGGAAGAAAACATGCAATGCTGAGCGATCATGGTGTCGCGGTGGAAGTTAGGAATGAAAAGGAAATGACGGTGGAAATACTGCGCATCGTAAAGGAAGTTTTGCCCGATGACTTGGCAGTTCGGATGGGTTAGGAGTTTGTATAGCTGGTGAGTGAGGTAGACTTCTTCTTCCTCCCGCCAGTATTGGATGCGATCTTGCCAACCGGGGACTTCCTGTGGGCAGGCTCGGAGTTGGGGGATACAGATTGCTTCGAGTTTAGACCAAGCAAGGCCTACGCAAGCGATGTGTCCTCCGCGGGTTTCGATATCGACGGAAAGCTTGAGGGGACCATCGCTGACTCGTCGTAGAAGGTCAGACAAACGCTTCGCTGCTGTTGCGAAGGATGGCTCAATTTCAAAACTATATTCTGGCGGTCGAGGAGGGCTTTCCAATCGGGAAATTGACAAAGCTCTTCGAAGATCGTGGAGGACAATGTTCCGATCTTTCCATACTCCGTAGATATAAGAAGGAGGGTAGGTCGGGATGACATGGCAAGTGTGTCCTTTCGGTGTTGTGTAATCGAGGATTGATCCGCGCCAGGACTTTATCCCGATTTTTCCGAGCATGGCAAAGAGTGGGCCATTTCCCAAGACGAGAACAACTCGTGGTTTAACCAAGTCGATATCAGCGTTAAGCCGATCAAGACCAGTAACCACAACAGGCAGGACATAGCGATCATGAAGAGGAACATGATTGGGCGTGCGTTCGGCCTTGTTTCTGGCGACGAGGTTGTCGAAGTTTTGTCCATGAGTTGCCTCCCTGATTAGGGCTGTGACGAAGGTGGTGGAACGCTGGATGCCGGCTTCTTCCAGCATCCGGTCGAACTCTCGGTCGATAAGGATCATGTTGTGCTGGAGGTCTCGGTAAGAGACAATATCGCTCACGATCATGAGCTTGGAGTTGGATGGTCCAGATGGTGTTATCATAAGCAGCTCCCCCGAGGTTGTCAGACAAAGGCAGGTTCGTCATCGAGGGCGTTGAGGCGAAGGACACTAATCCCATAATATTCCGGGCTTAGTTCAAGTCCTGTTGCGTAGAGCTTACATTGGTGAGCCGCGGGGAAGATAGTCCCGGTCCCCGCGAAGGCGTCGAGGACAGTATCTCCGGGGCGAGTGGACCGCTTAAGGAGGTCCACGAATAACTCAACAGGTTTATTAGCACCATGTCCAAGATTTTCCTCCAAGCGGCAAGGTATAACGTCGGAGTAGATACCAGTAACAGGGCGATGGCCTTTGATGGCATAAAGGATAAGTTCATATTGGCGTCTCGGTCCATGTTCGGGAAGAGGGACTCGGCCGGAACCAAGCTTGTAGACGATGAGAGGGGTTCGGAAGACGTACCAGCCGGCGGCTTTCATCATGGACTTGAGTTCGTGGAACTTGTCGAAGTCGCAGAAGATGTAGGCATGGGCTTTTGGCTTGGCGACTCGATAAGAGGCCGGACAGAACTTTTCCATCAGGATGCGCCAGGAAGCTGGGCTGTCGTCGTAGTGGTGTTCAGCATTTTCTAGCCGGCTTCCACCATCGCCAAAACTCTGCGCGTTCATCCCATACGGCGGGTCGGTGAGAACCACATCAAAAGTGTTATCGGGGCAGTTTGCCATCCAAACAAGGCAATCGGAATGATGAAGTTGGTGGACGGATGAGTTATATGAAACACCGACAACTTCCGCCAGCCGCTCAGATTTGGCTTTTTCTTCTTGACGTTTAAGAGCTTTAAATGCATCTTTTTCATTCTTTGCCCCTGCAACAAGTGGGTTATCAAGGTGATCGGCAAGTAGGATGGCCTTGCGATCACCCGCATAGTCAGTTGTCTGGACTTCACGAAGCGTGTCCGCGATCGTGTGAGATTTCCCGATCGCCTCGGCTTGAGCAACACGTAGTCGATTGAGACGGGCAAGGGCTTCGCTGCGTTCCTGCCAAGATAAATCTTGCCGGCGGAGATTTTCATCGAGTTCGGCCTCTTCAGCTTCGAGCGGGGTGAGTTCGCCAAGGGTGAGGACAGGGACGGAATTGGCGGGGATTTCGAGGCCATTGCAACGTATGCCGTCACCGAGCATCCAGATTGTCTCTAATGCCCGCAATCGACGCTCACCGGCGACTAGGACGGTTCCTAGCGGGGTTTCCCGCACAACAATCGGGTGGAGAAGGCCAAGCGCGGAAATGGAGTTAACCAGATCAGTTAGAGCTTCTGGTTCGAAGATCTTCCGTTGGCGGTTGGGGGAGATGATAAGATCGGAACGAGGGATAGTTTTCACAGATCAGCCTCCTTGACAAAAATTCCATCCACAACGATGCCCTTTCGGTCCTTGATTTCGTCATAGGCTTCCGCCAGGCAGTCTTCCAGACTAAACCCTTTCTGCGCCGCGAGGATGACCAAGACCACGATAATGTCCCCGATTGAGTCCTTGAACACGGCTAGGTTATTACGCGGGATCGAGCCAGCGAGTTCGCCGACCTCTTCGATTAGTTTCGGAAACTGCTGCGTTGGAGTCAGGCCTTCGATCAAATTACGATCATAGGCCCACTGCTCGACTTTGAAAACGAGGGCGTCAAGTGACATGAGGATTCCTTCGACAAAAAAGCCGGGGAGCAGATTACTCCCCGGCCCAGGTTAGAGAGTAGGTTAACCGGCCTTCGCGACGCGCTTGATCTCTGCAAAGATCTCGTCGTTATAGGTCCGGTGGGAAACCACGACCTTGGCCATCCGGCCCTGCATCATCGGGAAGGCAAAGGGCTGACCGGGAGTGTTGAGGTCGAGGGCTTCACGAAGCCGACCGAGGCCGACGTTCTTGCCCTTGCCGAGGTCGAGTTGACCAGTATCGGTCAGGTCGAGCATCTGCTGCTGAGTCACGCGGACAGTATCGCGGCCGGTCAAGGCCTTGACATTCTCATCCTGGATTTCCCAGACGATTTCGAGCTTGATGCCGGAGGACGAGCCGTCCTTGGAAGCCCAGGGCTTAATATCGACCTTTTCGGAAATGGCGAGGTATTCCCCGGCAGGGACAGGAACCATAGTGGTGTCGTTGGCTTCGGTGAAGGTGGTGGAGAGGAAGGTGTTCGGATCGAAAGACATGAGGAGGTTTCCTTGAGTTGGTTGGTTGTGTAGGTGGGACAAGAGGCTGAGATGCCCATCGGTCCCTGCGATGGGTATTAGGAAGGTTTATTCCGGCTGATCCACTTGTCGAGGATCGGCTTGAACGTCGGTGGAAGATCCGATTTGATCGGGAGGTTTCGGGTCTTAACATCAGCCATCGCACTAGCCGTGTTCCAAGTCCATTTATCCGCCGATCTCTCGCAGAGGATAACGTCGGAGAACATGGCAGGGAACTTCGGGGCCAGGGCCTTGCCGAGAGTGGAAACCATGAGCTTCACCCCGCCGAGGATGGTGTCGGTTTCCCTTTCCACATGGGACAAGAGGACGAAGTGACAAGGGCAGTTATCGCACAACATTCGGGTTAGTTTCTCGACTTGGTCCTGGGCAATCCCCCAATCGGACTGGTTCCGAACGGCTTTCCCGCCGACGACAAGAGCCATGGCACATTGCGCTAATCCCGTCATGCCGTCAACGACTAAAACGCGGGTCTGGTCCCATTGGTTGACAGGGCCGAACTTGGTGTTGGTGCGATCGTCAGGAAAGTTGTTCAGGGCTTCAAGGAGGGAGATGAACTGGTTATGCTTGGACTTGTTTGGGTCGGACATTTTTGCCAAGGCGTCGAGGTTGAGCATGTTGATGTTCTTGGCATTGGCGATGAGTTGGGTGAAGTCGGCGGTGGGGGCGGCGACCTTATGCCAGTGGAGATTGGCGGGGATGGGAAGGCCGCGATCTGTCCAATAGCCGAGAAGGGACTCCATGCCGGACTCAAGGGCGAGGTAGAAGGTTTCAATGCCGGTGTCTACAAGGGTGCCGATGGAGTGGGTCTTGCCAGTACCGGATGGACCCATGAGAAGGGCGTTGAAGCCGGGGAGAGTGAAAGGTGGGGAGAGGTTAGGTGTCATTCGGAAGGTCCTTGGTTATAGGGATGGGCAGGTGAAGATAGGAACTCAAGTTCTGCTTGGAGTTGAAGAGCGAGCCAAGCCCTAGGCTGCTCTGTTGAGCAGAGGTAGCCAGCTTCAACAGACCCAGGCAGGCAGAACTTATTTCCGGGGCAGGAAGGACAACAACCGGAGATGAACGAGAAGTTTGATTTTCTCCCATTGATCTTGGCCTTCATCATGGCGTAGCTGGAACCACAATAGATACAAAGCCATTTCAGGCTCCGACCTACCAACTGCGGATTGATTGGGAAGTCTGTTACAACTTCCCAACCGTTGTAGTACCATTCACGCTCCAGTTGCATTGAACGACCGGAGGTAAGCATCATATTCTTCGACTGTTTGTTCCTGCCGAGCGAGAGGGTTCCAAACTCGCGGGGTGAAGTAGGTCTGGAGCCAGGCTTCAGGATCGGAGGACTTACAAACCTGGACCAAGGAACACCCCCCATACTCCGCACAAGCGTGATCGAGGTTGTAATCCCAATACCCCTCTTCCCAGCACTTGATCATTCGCTCAATGTCACGACAAGTCTGATCGAGCCATCGGTCGATTTCGTAAGGACTGCGGTAAGAGAGGACTTCTTGTGTGTCGTATTTGGTCTTGAGAATGGAAACTCCTCGGATAACCACGCCCGCTGGATTGAGGCCAGACTCCCGAGCGGCCCAGCAATAGCCGGTGAACTGGGATCGCATTTCCCACTGCCGAGACCAGCTAGGTCCAAGCGAAGAAGTTGTTTTCTCGTCATAGATGTAGACTCCGCCGTAAGCGTTGGCAATCATGTCCGCCCGACCTGTGTAAACGAGAGGATCTCCAGTGATCGGATGATTGATCGGGAGAGGCTGAGCAAAAGAGAACTCAATTCCACGGCGACCGTCGGAGAAGTGGATTGGGATCGCTCCGTCCGAGCCAAGAGGGTAACGCTCGAAGTAAAACTCAAGAGCGCCTGCAGTGCGTTCCAGTGATTTGGCACTGTCGGGTGGGCACTCAAAATCTCCATACTTTCGGAGAAGCGCTTGTAGCCCGATCGCAACAGCATCTTCCGGCGGGGCGGCATCTTGGTAATAAGCTCTTCGAGCAGCTTCGATACCATCGGCGAAAGCCCCTCCGGCGATAAGGTGGACGGACTCATTGGCAGGTTTCCAATGCTGGATGTATTGGCGCAACATCTTTTGGGGGCAGGAGCGGAAGGTGCCAAGGGCGGTCGAGTCTATGGCGATGGGGAAGAAGAGGCGATCGACCATCAGAAGGGCACCTCTGTGAAGTCGGCATCTTCGATGTTGGGGTTGGTCGGTGCAGTCAGCTGCGGGACTGCAATATCCGCCGAGACTAGGGCCTTGATCATATCATTCCGCTTGCGATCGAGAGCCGCCACGCAGATGGCTTGGATCGCTGCGGCTTCGTTTTCGTCGAAGTCGATCTGGGTCTTGGTCTTTCCATCGGTCATGTCGAAGTGGCCGGTGATGGGCTTGTCTTGGCTGTAGGTCGAGAGATAGACGCAAACGATGTGCATGGGATTGTTCCTTGTTCCGAGGTTGAAGATCAGAGTCCGAAGTCTGCAAGCAGGTCGTCGCCGGAAACGACCGGAGTCTTGGTTCGAGGGGAGGACTTCGCCGCCGGCATGGCGAGGCGTTCTTGACGGAGGAAGCGGATAGCCTCGCGAGTTTCGTCGAGGGACAAGCCCTCGGTGGAGCGAGCCTTGAGGCGGAGTTCGGCTATGCGCTGTTGAGTAGGGAGGGAGGGAAGCAAAGTGGAAAATCCTTTCGGGAAATCTCCGGGGATTTGGGGAATATAATCCCCGGAGATTTGATTGTCAACTAGGGTTGATCGCTTGGCTCACGCGACATGGAGTTCTTCCCGCTGCCTGGTGCAAGCGACATAGAGGCTGCGGAAAGCTTCCCCACGGTTGCGGTTGAGCATGATATCTTCAAGGTCGATGAAACCTTTCAGGATGCTGGAACCTTGGGACATGTGGCTGGTCCAGGCATAGGCGTGACGAACATCGTGGAAGGCGTCTTTCAATAGCCAGAATTCTTTCCACTTGTAGCGTTTGCCGTTCTTTGCTTCCTGGGAGAGTTCATTAAGCCGGTTGTTGAGATGAAACTGGCCGGAGGGGGTGAGAGTTCGGATGGTGAACTTTTGCCCTGTCTCATGCATGACAAGGAGGTTGAAGATTTCGAACTCCTTGTAGAAAGGGTGGGAGCCGATGGCAACGGCCTCAATCGTGGCTTCCTCGGCGTTTTGCATGAAGGTGTTGTCATCGAGGTCTTTGAGCGGAGCCTTTGCCACAATCTTGTCACCGGGTAGCCACTGGTTGGACTTGGCCTCGATCCGACCGAAGATCAGGAATCGGATATAGTTGTTGTGAGCATCGACTGTGACATTGCGCCAAGCGATGATCTTTGCATCGCCGGCTTTGAAGAGGTCGAGGTTTTCTTCAATGCGGTTAAGCCACTCGGCTCGACCCCAGCGATAAACAGGGGCGTTGGTCTCAATCTTGATCGAGGGGAATGGTGCGTCCACGATCTTTCGGATGGAAGTTGCAAGGTCAAGCATGGAGTTGCCATACCGCATGACGGTGGTAAGTTCCGCTCCACGAGCGACCTTCCAGACAGGGGAGGTTGTCTCCCCGACTGGTGGAAGCTGGGCAGGGTCGCCCATGAAAATGAAGGGGACGCGCCATTGGTCATATGCGTCCTTGATCGCATCCATGAGGAAACGGTTGACCATGGAGGCTTCGTCCACGACAATGACCTTGAAACCGGATAAGTCAACTGGTTCCTCTGGTCTAGAGAGTTCCTTCACTTCACCGTTTGCTTGAAGGGACAGTCCGAGCAGTGAATAGATTGTTTTCGAAGGGCTACCCTGCAAGCCTGCGCCATCGAGGTAGTTTCGGAGGACCTTGACGGCTTTGTTTGTTGGTGCGGTGAAGCAGATCTGGTCGGGTTTGAAACGCAAGGTTCCATCGGGGAGGGTCACCTTTGCCAAGAGGGTGATGGAGAAGGACTTGCCGGTGCCGGCATAGCCTTTGAGGGTGAAGAAGCGGTCGGAGTTGTCGAGGAAGGAGAGCATGGCAGAGAGAGCAGCGGCTTGCTCGGGGGTGGGAGTCATGGAAGGGGTGGGCGGATTGATGCCTTCGTCATCGAGGATAGGAGTTAGGCTTGACATTGAGATTTCCTTTCGGATAGTTGGCTTATCGCCGGGTGGGTTGCTCGGGTTGAATAGGTGTGCGAGGGATGCCTTTCTTCGCCAGCCAAGCAGAGGTCGAGGGGGCAAAGACTGGCGGAAAGGCAGTTTCTTGTTGGTGGTTACGAGGCTGGGTCATAGGGGTAGAAACTCCATAAGGTAGTCCGGTTCGAGGCCGAAGTAGTCTTCGAAGAGCTGCTCGATTTCATCGAGCGAGGCTGATTCATCCAGGTATTCCTCAAGTTCGGATTTGAACTCGTTGATAAGGTCGAGAGCATCTTCAGCACTCATACCATCACGCTCCATAAGAACGGTTTGGACACTTGGCAGGTCAGTCATTTTTAACAATCCTCATTCCTAGTTTGCGGACTTGACTCCGCGGGGTTGGTGCGTAGGCTTTGGTATTCCCATCAGCATGGCCTTGGGCTTGGGTCCTGGTCGAGTGCCGACCGATGACGGAAGTTTCTGTGTATTTTTTCCCCTTTCGTGTGTAAGTGTCGATACGGAGGACGGCCCAAGACGTGACTTGGTGAAGTTCGCAAGGAACGTACTTGGTCCCGTCGGAGCGTTGGGCTTGGACGGTGAAGGTCGGCCGCGGCATTAGACATTCACCCCACGAGACTTCAACCACTCGGTAAAGAGGGTCTTGATCAAGTTCGCCACCGCGCCGTGAGGGACTTTCCCTTCCAGTTCGGAGAACAGTTCGAGGTGGACCTTGGAGTATAGGGACTCTGGAACGTGGGTTTCAAGCCGTCGAGGGCGGTCTATGTTACGGATACGGGGCATGGGATTGGTCCTTGACTTAGTGTGTGGAAACTTCATTCAGATCTTCCTGCACATACGTCATGGAAGGTCCGACGGTTTCGACGCGGGAAGTCAGGCTGAGGGAATGGGCCAGGTTGAAGCCATGATCGTCGCAGCAATCAGCGCAAAGGTGCGTGATGACTGGTTGGATCATGGTTTGCTTGGGGAGGAGAGGCATGGGCTTCGACACCCGAACCCAGCGTTGGGTCGTGGGCTTGCGGATGAGTTGCTGGAGTTCCATGAACTGGAGGAAGATGCGGTGGACGGAACCACAGCCATCGCAGGTTTGCTCGGAGAAGAGCGCGACGGTGGAGATTGCACCCCATTCGTTCGCTTCAAGGATGGCGGAGAGGGCTTTGAACTTCCCGGAGGCTTCGGCCCGAGCGGCGGAAGAGAGGGAAGTTGTGTTCGCTCGTTTTTTTGCCAAGTCGCGCTCGGCCTTGAGTTTGTCCTGGGCTGTGATCTTGGCTATTTCGGCTTCGAGTTCGAGGAAGAAGGGATCGGACGCTAAGTCTGTGATTGTGGCTTGTGACATTTGCTTACTCCCAAATGACGGGAAAACCCCGTAGATTATATCTAGCATATCTACGGGGATAATGCAACTGTTTTTGTTCCCTTTGCGCAAAGAAAAACCCCAGGCAAGATAGGCTTGCCTGGGGTTCTCTATTCGGCAGGGAAGAAGCTACCGAAAGGAGGGGGAAAGGTTACTTTTTTTACTTGGCAATCGAGACATGCTCTTCGCCGAAGTCAATGTCGGCGTCGTCATCAACATCGTTCGAAGACACCGGATCGCCCAGACCGAAGTCCGCCAGCAAGCTGGAGGTATCGACCGTGGTCTTGGCCTTGGCACCCTTTTCCGCCTCGATGCGCTGGATGATCGGCCGCAGCTTGTCGGTCAGACGGAGAGCGACCTTCTGCTTGAGGGTGAGCGGTGCGAGGAAGGCCTTGGCCGCTTCCACCGACTTCCCGGAGGCTTCGACCAGCGCGCGGAGCAGGACGGAAGTCCCAGCGAACGCACCGGCTTCACGCTTGGTGTTCCAGTCCCCGGCATGGAGCCGAGCGAGAAGGTCATCCATCGCAATGACGGCGTCTTCGATATCGGCTTCGTTCGCGATCTCATCGCCGAGCTTCTGAGCCGCGCCGTGAGCAGCGAGCTTTAGGATCAGGCTCGGGGGCGAGAGGAAGGTACGAGTTTCACCATTGAGGAAGTCGAGGACGACCTTGACTTCACCAGTCTCGTCGTTGAAGGTGGCGGTCTTGACAAGCTTCTGGCGCTTGTTGAAGTGGGCAACACGTCCGTCGGTCATGGCGACGGGGGTCTTTTCGGCGGCCTCGGCCATGGGAAGGTTCCTTTTGCTTGGTTGGCGGCAGGGTTGAATTATCGTGCCGGAATTGAATATGATGGATGGGATGGGATTTGTCAATAGAATATGCGGGCTGGTGTAGGATTTGTCTAATCGAGGCGATTAGAGAACCAATCTGGTTAATTCCGGGTTCAGGGCTAGGAAATCAGAGAGGGGTCTAGGCTTGGCGGTTAGAAGGAGTTCCCAAACGCCGAAGGAAGATTCGGTGATCTTCGTGCGGAAGGACCAGGATTGGATGAAGTTGGTTAGAGTCAGATCGGTTGTTGGTTGCTGGCGGATGAGATGGCGATACTGGCGGAAGGTCAGAGCCTCGGCCGCAGCCGCAGAGTGGGAAGGGAAACCTCCGCAGAGGATAGAGGTCGGGGTCGAAGCCACGGCCGAGCGGAGCCAGTTTGGGTACTTGGCGGAGTAGGTGCGGAAGTCGCGGGTGGCCCAGGTCATTTCTCTTGCTCCACGCGGGGTGGTAGTTTTTCGCTCATGCCCCTTTCCTTAACAAATAGGCCCGGACTTGCATGCCGAGCGGGGTTAAAATGCTTTCACCGCGTTTCGGCAAACCCTGTTTCCAGAGATGGGAGGAATAGAGCACAGTCTCGGTCCATTCTTGTTCCCAAGGTGTTTTTGAAGAAAATATTCCGCATAGGGCATCCCGCTGAGTCGCCGTCAGCCCTTTGGCTATCGCGGCAATTTCGTCCTGGGTCATTCCGGCGATCCTTTCATGGCTGCGATGGCGGCGTCGGCAGCGCGCCTGCGCCGGACATGCGGCGTCCAGCCTGCGGGGAGGTCAGAAAGATCATCACTCATAACTTCAATCCTCTCTTGTGTAAAATGGGTTGCTCGGCCGTGGGCTTGGTTTCGCCTCGGCAATGAAATCACTCAAGCCCTTGATCGTGATCTTCTCACTCGGGAAGAGCAGATCCGAGTCATCCAGCCCGAGGTTGGCAAGCTCCCGCTCCAGTTCCGTCATGGAGATTTTCGGCTTCATAACGATGGTGTGAGGGTGTTCGGGCTTCTCGGCTTTTTCAATACAGACGGAGAAGTGCTCGGAGGCGGAGAATAATTCCGAGTCGAAAATTGTCTGCTCTCGATAGGGTCGGATGGCGCGGTAAAGCCCTCGACGGAGAGTTTCCGCCGCGAGGTAGCTTGATGCGGTTAGCGTCACTGGTGGAATTGGAAGATCTTTCTCCTGCATCGCTTTCCGCCAGATTGCAAGGTAGATGCGATTTTCTCGGCTGATTGTTTGGGTTAAGGCCATGGGGCAGATTGGCTCCAATAATACGCGCGATTGCGTGAGGGGAAATGTATGTTAGATTTATTCCCTAGTCAATGTCGGAGTTTTGGCTTAGACAGGGAGGTAGGGAAAGAAAAACCCAGGGAGTGGAAGGCTCCCTGGGTGAAAGGTGATAGCGGGGGATGGTAGGTAGTCAGGCTTCGAGCCAATCAATCTTATCCATTTCTTCGAGAGTTTCACTTCCATCGTATTCGGTGATACGGTACTTTGTGCCGACGGGCAGCCAGTTGAGGACAATGTTTCTATAACCGCCGAGATAGGCTTCTGGATAAAGGCGATTTGTCACTTCCCGCAACTCCCCGGCCTCATAAGCCAGGATAAGTCGAGAGTCCCAGGCCATTTCCGGCTTATTCCAAGTAGACCAGCCAGCCCCATAGCCGGGCGAGTAGAGGATAGCGGACTTTCCATCACGAATGAACTTGATCGGGTGGGTCATTGGATTATCTCCTGTTAGATTTCAAGGTAATTAAATGGCATGGGAGGATTTATCCCCCGTGTGAGGAAACCAACTTAGCGGACAGTTTGTTTGGCCAACGGCTGTCCTTTTCGTCTATGTAATTCTGCGCGGCATCCTCTGTTGTAAATTCATAAATGCGGATTTGCCCACAGCCCATTTTAATCAAATCGTTTTTTTCCCGCAGAGCAATCGACATAGTTTCAACGATCTGATCACATTCGGCATAGGCTGCGCCATTTTCGCAACCAGTCATGATGAGATAGCTAGGCATCAAATTATCCCCTGATTAAGGCAACTGAATGGCAGTTGCGATGACGGTTCGGACTTGATTGGCCAAACCGTCACGCGCAAGTGTCAAAACATCATTACAAACGCCCATCCAGCGAGGAAGGCAACGAGCAGGATCAGGGCGACTTCGATCTGGTTCTTGGTGGGCATCGGATTATCCTCTCACCAGCCTATCCCCGAACCGATCGAGGACGAGAACTTGCCAATCGGTTTCGTCCCCTTCCTCGTTCAGATCGAGATCGTAGGACAAGTCTTCCGGTTGGAAATCCGGGCTGCAGTCCCAGGCATTTTCCGAGAACCAGTCCCGGCTGCCGACAAGGTTATAATCGTCGTCGAGGTCGGCTTCGGAGGTGGAAAATGACCGGCTGATTGTCCCAGCAGGGCGAAGGGTACGAATGGAAAACATCGGATTATCTCCTTTCAAGTCGATGCGAAGTGGCCGCATCAGTAGCCGGCGGAAACATAATCCCCGCCGGCTGATTGTTGGGGTCAAGTTATTCGCGAGCAATCTTGGTTTCACCTCTGGGGACTTCACCCTGTCGAATAACATAGCCGCCATTTTGCGCTTCGAAAGCTTTTATTTCGCACCCTGCAGGAAAAACTCCGCCCCCAAAATACAAGGTTTTCGTCAATAGTATTGTGGCGGGGTTTCGCAGGGTTTTGCCTTTTCCAATAAACTTGCGCATGATTTACTTCCTATTCCTATCTCGCCGCCAAGCCTATCTCGACGGTCGAGCGACCGTAGCACAATTCGTCCGATTTGTATATATCTCGGTGATTTAAGCCATCAAAATAATTCCCCCGTAGATTTGAAATTTATTTTCCCCGTAGATTTAACCAACTTTCAAATCACCAATAGACCGACTTTAAACTTGTCGGCTGCTTATAGTAGTCGAATTGGTCATTACCTTGGTGCTCGGGTAGAGGCCAGGATCGGGGCTTGGATCGGTGGCGATTGCAAGTTGTGGCATTGTTGCAAGCTTGCCGCATCCCTAGGGGGGGGGGGAAAATTATTTTGATAGGGGACTTGTTTTTTACGTCAGAGGCCATAAATGGGGGGAACCGGACAAAACGAGCGATAGGCGCTGGGGATGATCCGGTTTTGGAGAATGATCGTGGCTAAAAAAGGCATTATCTCGAACGAGAATGACGGAAAAGTTTTGACTATTCGCGTTGATGGCATCGCTAATCCAATCATCATTGCGCGAGCCGATTTGACGGATGACATAAACGAAAACGTCTATTGGCATGGGTTGGTCCAAAAAATCAGCGACGCAGCTGCCATCCCTAAAACCGAAATGACTGGTAATCCGATAGTGGATAACCAGACTAAATATGACGCAATGATGGCAGTGGCTAATCGCCTGTTGTCTGGCGATTGGACGAAAAACAAAGGTGACGGCTCAGGTCCTGTTTCGGGGATTATTTTCCTCGCCTATGCCGAATTTATTACGAATGGGTTTATCGCGGCAGGAAAGCCGGCCCCAACAATGGATCAAATCCGTGTAGAGTATGACAAAAAGGACCATAAAACGAAAATTGGTTTGAAGTCTCGTCCAGACTTGGCCCCTATTATCGAACGGATTAAATCCGAGCGTACCCCTGCCGCGAATATCGCCGAAACAGTCGATTTGTTGGCAGACTTCGGCATCTAATTTGTTCAATCATATAGGGCGGGGATTTGTTTTCCGCCCTATGTTTTTTGGGATTAGCCCAATGACTATGAATTATGCTGTTTATAGCCGTTTCGTTTTGGAAAATCTGGAAGCTGAAACTATGAACGCGACAGCCGCTAAATTATTGGTCCAAGCCCTGCGTGCCCATCGCGGGGAATTGTGGCAATTCCGCATTGTCGCTCTGACGAACCGTGGAAAATCAACTGACTGGAGCTAAACGGCTTCCCTACTAATCTACTCAGCCCACGTCCTCTTAGGACGTGGGTTTTTTATTCCCCTATCTCGTTCCCGTTTTGTCCGGGCCATAGAGCGCGATTAGGCTCCCCCCGCATAGATAGAGCCAAATCCTCATCCCCGCGCCCTACGAGGCTCGGAACGGTGTTCCATGGCATATCGCTATCGCTCGCTCCCCCATCCCATCCCCGCGCGATATGGCCTCACGTCCCATCCCCGCATTGTGACCATTGTGCTGTACCCGTGACCTAGGTTTCCATGGTTTATTATTCCCCTCCCCCTCCCCCGGGGAAACCCTGCCCTATTCCCCCCTACCTCTCTCTCCAGTTTGGGAATAAAAAAAATATTGACTTAGAACCAAACAACAACACTTCTGGCACAACTCTTACAACGGGGGGATGGATGGGCAATCGGGGGGATGATGGGGATGGATGGATAGAGCAGAGATTGCTCATCATCCCCCCTCATCCATCCCCCCGCTACTCATGGGATGGGGAATAATCGCCCATGGAAACCTAGTCCCATCCAGTCGGATTGATCCCCCGATTAGGTCATTCTGCCCAATTTTCCCCTTCATCCCCTATGCTGCACCTGCGAACGTGACAAATTCGCCACACCAGCTGTTGCAAAAATGTATACGTCTAAAATGGCCTCAGAGGCCCCTTAGAGCGTGCTGAGCCATTTTGGCTCCCCCAGCCTACTCGTTTCGATATTCCCTATTTGAACCCTGTTTGTTCCACGCAACAATCGGCAAGTTTCTCTATCATTCCACGCAACAAACTGTTTGTTCCCCAGCAATAAACCCTGCTAGTCAAGCCCCTATCTGCGCAACAATATATTGCTCGCCAGCTGGAGCATTATGTTTGTTCTCCCCTCTGTTGCAGTGCAGCATCTCATCCACTTCCATACCGCATTGCAGCATAACCTATCTGGTTCATCCTGCCCTTTCCCCTCACCAATTCATCCCTTTCCCCCCCCCCTATACCCTACCTAAGCCATCGACCGGGGGTGGGCTTCCCGGTTGGGGGGTCGGTTAAGTGGGGGCTTTAGGCCTTACCCCTACCTCCGCATCCCCTGTTTTTCAGATCCCCTCCTGTTTCCAAGTTTTCAAGTTTCCAGCCAAAAATTTCAAAAAATAGGGGTGAAATCTACGGAGATTTGAGGTTTATAATCTACGCAGATTTAGGCTTTGAGCTTGAAAAGAACCAACTTGACACCGAGATCGAAGATGGAGTAAAAACGGCGGGTAGAAAAAGGCCTTTCGCCACTGCAATCGGAGCCTAAAAATGCCTTTCCCCGGCTATAGCGACCTGGAGCGGACTCTTTATGAAGCTCTTAACCATATCCGCAATGCAGGAGCCTTTAACGAGGGCCAACCAAATCAGGTAACAGGGGATCAGCTTCCTCCGGAGATTAAGCAGCGAGTTGATTCCTTAGCAGCTGCAAGAGATAGTCTCAAAGGTGTTCCCGGAGCTGAAGCCCAAGTCCAAGCTCTGCAGGACTCGATCAACAATCTCTACAATCCCCGGCTTCGTGAAGGGGCAGCTTCCTCCTGGGCCCAGCTTCGTGGGGATGAAAACAATCCATGGTCTGCGACTGGTGGAAACCTCCAAGGAGCCGCTAGTATTGTGAACCCGATGACTACTGACCCAGACCACAATTATTACGGTGGTCGTCGTAAATAAGGCCTTCCACCATCATGGATTACGAAAAGCTCCTCGCAGACATTCCCATCCCAGGTAATAGCCCGGTGGAGACCCAACCCGCTGCGGTCAATGCCGCTACTTTTCCCAATTCCAAGACTGTCCCCGACCCCGCTGCTATCTTCTCCACTATCTATGGTGTTTCCGACGACACCCTTTCCAACCTCGGCCCCGCCACTGCCCAAGCCCGCGCCAACCGCATCCCTCTCCCCCTCAACCATTCCAAGTACGCCGGCATTGCTGAGGCCAAAGGCTACCCCCAGGGCGATGACTTCTCTGGCTCTCGCCTTCTCCGTGTCCACTACTCCCACGAAGCCATGATCGACGTGATCATCGCTGAGCCCACCATCACCCAAAACGAGCTTGCCAAGCGGTTCAACCGCTCTGTCTCTTGGATTTCCATCGTCATGGGGTCGGACTCCTTCCAAGCCGCCCTCGCCAAGCGTCGCGACGATATCATCGACCCCTTTCTAATCGCGACGGTCGAAGAACGCTTCCGCGGCCTCGCCGACCAGTCCCTCCAAATCATCGCCGAAAAGCTCGAAAAGTCCCAAAATCTCGACGTGGCCTTTAAAGCCCTCGAAATCTCCTCCAAGGCCCTTGGTTTCGGCGCTCGATCTGCCGGCCCGACCAATGTCCAAAACAACTTCGTCGTGGCGCTCCCTGCCAAATCTCCCGACGCCGCTGCCTGGGCTTCCCAACACTCTCAAACCTTGACCATTGAATCAAAAACCTAACCAGAGGAACTTCCCATGGCCGCACCAATTACCTTAGCCAACCTCTCTGATATTCCTATCACGACCACTACGACGGGTTCCTCCGTCGCTATGGATGTAAGCATGACTGGTGGCGGTGCCGACTCTGTTATTGATGGCTTGATCACGACCGGCAGTGTAACCTCCGCTGCGGTCGTTCTCTCTGCCTCCAATGTCGGCTTTGGTGGTGGGTCTTTCCAAATCACTTCGGCCGGGACTGGCAATACCATCACATGGGAACAGTCGAACGACAACGCGACTTGGACCAATCTCATCACCTACAACGAAACCAGCACGGCTGGGACCGGCAGCGCGACAAACACGTCTGCCGCTCTTTACAAATTCAGCTCATCCGCTGCCTACGTCCGCGCCCGTGTATCCACTTACGGTTCTGGCACCGTCACTATTGTATTGACGCAAAAGCGCTCTGCACAGCAAGTGGCGGGCATGACCTTGGCAACCAGCGCTGCCCAAATCGGCTCCCTTGTTAACATGGTGGGTTACACCGACAGCATCGCCAACCTCGGCATGTCCGCCACCTTCACCGGCATCGGCCGGGCCGTCTCCTCGAGCTACAACTATTTCCAAGCCACGGTTTACGCCGATCAGGTCGGAACGCTTTATCTCGAGCAATCCCTTGATACTGGCGCAAACTACTACGTGGTGGCCAGCGTCGCCGTCGCCGCAGGCGTGGCCCAGACCCTCAAAACCCCCACCATGGGCGCGGCCGGCACGGCCAGCCTCTATCGCGTGCGCTATCTCAACGGCGGCGTGGCGCAAACTGTCTTTCGGCTTTCCTCCGCGCTGACCGCAAACTAGGACCGACCCCCATGGAATTTAACCCAAACATCGCTTTCATCACGCACGCGGACGGCACCAAGTTCCAGGTTCTCAACGAGGACGGCACCGACTGGGACGAAGCCGCGACAAAGGCGCTGGTTGAGGCTTACACCCCACCGAAGAAAAAATAACCCTTCATGGCTTCGTCTCCCACCGTCATCTGGTCGCCCCAAGAAGGCCCCCAAACAGCCCTTCTCCAGTGCCCTATTTTCGAGGTCCTTTACGGAGGCGCTCGCGGTGGTGGAAAGACTGAGTCCTCCATCGGTGACTGGCTTGAACACTCCAATACCTACGGTGATGCCGCTATCGGCATCTTCGTTCGGCGGAAGTTCAAGCAGCTTGCCGAAGTCATCGCTCGAACGAAGCAACTATTCCCCAAACTCAATGCCAAGTATAATGAACAAAAAGCTGAATGGAGAATGGCAAACGGCGCTCGTCTCAAGTTCGTCTACCTCGAAAGAGATTCAGATGCTGAAGAATACCAAGGTCACAACTACACCCGTGTCTATGTCGAAGAAGTCACTAATTTTCCTTCCCCCGGCCCGATCAACAAGCTCCGCGCCACCCTCCGCTCCGGCTCTGGCGTCCCCGTCGGTATGCGTCTTACTGGCAACCCCGGAGGCCCCGGCCATAACTGGGTAAAAGCCCGCTACATTGACCCAGATCCCCGCGGGTACAAAATCATCGAGGAGTCTTGCGATGTTGAAATCGACGGCGAAATCCGAAGCGTCTCCCTCTCCCGAGTCTTCATCCCGTCGAAGCTCGGCGATAATATGCTCCTTCTCCGCAATGATCCTACTTACGTCCTGCGTCTCCGTCAATCTGGCTCCGAAGCTCTCGTCAAAGCCTGGCTTGAAGGAAACTGGGATATCGTCGACGGAGCCTACTTCACCGGACTCGACGAGCAAGTTCACGGCCGGCCTGGAGATATCATCCGCTGGGCCCCTCCTTCAACTATCCGCTTTCGTTCCTTTGACTGGGGTTCTGCAAAGCCTTTCTCGGTCGGCTGGTGGGCGATCTGTGACGGGACATGGCCGAAGCCCAATCCCCTCCCGTTCGGCGCGATCTTCCGCTATCGTGAGTGGTACGGAGCCAGCGGCATCAACAAAGGTCTCGGTTCCACCGCCGACCTTGTCTCCAAACAAATCCTCGCCATGGAAGGCAACGACCGTGTTAGGTATGCAGTTGCTGATCCTGCTATTTTTATCCGCAATGGTGGTCCGAGCATTGCTGAAAGTATGGCAGCCTGTCGCTGGCGGAGAGCCGACAACAAACGTCTCCCAGGCTGGGAACAAGTCCGCCAGCGCATCGCCGGGGAAGTGACGGAGGTTGAAGTCGAAGGCCAGACCAAGCAAATCTCCCTCCCGATGCTCTACGCTGCCCACGAGTGCGAAGACTTTTGGCGGACAATGCCGACGCTCCAGCATGACGATAAAAACACCGAAGATCTTGACACCGATGGCGAAGATCACATCGCCGATGAGGTCCGCTACGCTTGCATGTCTCGTCCGTGGAAACCCAAACTCATTCAACCAGCCCGAGGGCTTGCCCTTCCGCGCCTACCGAGTGAAATGAACTTCACTCAACTCGTAGAACGGAATAAAAAGCTCAGACTGCAGAAAGAAGAAGAAAATGCTTACTAAAGAAAAAGATCCGACTCTAACCGCCGAGTCTCAGCAGGCTTTTGTCAAGGCCTGGTTTGCCGAAATCGACGATGCCTTGGCGCGGGAAAAACCCTACCGCACGACCGGGCAGAAGATCGTCGATCTATACGAGGCAAAGACGCCGGACGACACGCCTTTTGCTATTCTCTATTCCAACACCGAAACCCTTGCCCCAGCCGTCTACAACGCCAGACCCATTCCAATGGTCAAGCGTCGGTTCAAAGATGCCGACCCTCTTGGGAAGGAAATCTCTAACGTCTCGGTCCGGTTGTTGAAGTTCCTCATCGACAACGAAGATGCAAACTACGACTCCTTCGACGATTTGATGCAAGCTTGTGTCCTTAACGGCCTTCTCACCAATCGAGGTCTAACCCGGTTCAAGTACGTCGTCCATTCCCAAGCCTCAACTGAGTGCATCTACGGAGAAGACGTTCGCTGGGACAAGTTCTTCCACGGCTATGCTCGGAGTTGGAAAAAAGTCCCTTGGGTCGGCTTCGAATGGGACATGACGGAGAGCGAAGTTCGGCAGAACTTTCCCGAAGCAGAGGGGATTGACTTCGGTGCCATTCCTGACCATGACGGCGGACCAAAAACCGACAACTCTCTTCAAGGTGTCAAACTCACTAAGGTATATGAAATCTGGGACAAGCGGACAGGGAAAGTCTTTTTCCTCTCCCGTTGCTGCCCGAAGATGCCGCTTAAGATGGTGGAAGATCCTCTCAAGTTGTCTGGCTTCTTCCCCGTCCCTCGGCCGCTCAACTTCATGCGGAAGGTCACAACCCTCGTCCCAACCCCTCTGTATGAGCATTACAAATCTCAAGCCCGCGAACTCAACGACATAACTGTTCGGCTCAAAGCCATTATCAAAGCCATTCGCTTCCGCGGGGCTTACAATGCCGCGGTCGAGGGTATTGAGAAGATGCTCAAGGCTGAGGATAACGAACTAATCCCAGTCGAGAATGTCCTTTCCATGCCGGATGGGACGGGGATGGATAAGCTTCTCTGGATCGTCCCTATCGCTGAACTTGCGGCAACGGCTCAGTCTTTGTACCAGCAGCGCGAACAGGTCAAGCAAGTCATCTACGAAATCACTGGCATTTCTGACATTCTCCGCGGAGCATCCGTCGCTTCGGAAACGGCAACTGCCCAGAACATCAAGAACCAATGGGGTACCCTCCGGCTGAAAAAGATGCAGAAGGAGGTCCAGCGCTACTCTCGTGACGCCTTGAGCATTATCTTGGAAATCGCCTGTAATTGCTTCGACATACAGACGGTCAAGTCCATGACTGGTGGACAGTACCTTGACGCCGGAGCAAAGCAGCAGATACAGCAACAGCAGGCTATGATGGCCCAGCAAGCTGCCATGATGGCCCAACAACAGCAAATGCAACAGCCCCAAGGTCAGCCTGGGCAACCTCCTGTCCAACCACCAGAGCCTCCGCCACTTCCCCCCGAACTCCAGCACGCCATGATGCTTCCGACTTGGGAAGAAATCTATGGCGCGATGAAACAAGCCCTGGCCCTCCACTACCGCATCGACATTGAGACAAACTCCACGATCGACGCGGAAGCGGCTCAGGACAAGCAAGACATTGCCGATCTTGTCAACGCCATGTCCCAGTTCATGAACGGTCTCGGCCCTCTTGTTCAAGGAGGTGCCATGCCGATGGAGGTTGCGAAGCAAGTCCTTCTCGTTATCTCCCGCCGGTTTAACTTTGGACCGGAGTTGGAGGACGCGATTAACCTGATGAAGGAGCCGGCTCCGGCCCAGCAAGGCCCGTCCCCCGCCGACCAGGCTAAGATGGAAACCATCATGGCACAGGCGAAGGTTGACCAAGCCAAAGCCCAAATGGAACTGCAGATGCTCCAGGCAGAAACCCAAGCCAAACAACAGCAGGCTGCAGTCGAGCAGGAACTTGCTATGGCGGAACTCAACATCAAGCGGCAGGAACTTCTGCTGCAGGAAAAAGCTCTTGGAATGAAGCTCCAAGCCCAGACCATGGCACATCAGCAGAAGATGCAGGCATTAATGGCGAAGGCCACAACGGAAGAAGCGAATGAAAAGGAACCTCCTCATGCCTCTATATGACTTCCGTTGTTCCGCCGGCCATGTCTTCGAACGCTCCGTCCCACTAAAAGATTTTCAAGCGCAACAACTTTGCGCTTGCTCCTCCCCCGCTATTCGGCTCATATCCCGTCCTATGTTCATGGTGGAAAACATAGGCTACACTTGCCCTGTCACTGATCGATGGATTGCTTCCCGTCGATCGCACGAGGATAACCTTCGCCGCCAAGGCTGCCGGGTGCTGGAGACTGGAGAGAAGGAAGCTGCTGCCGCTAACCGAGCCAAGATCGAAGCCGATTTCGACGCGAAGATCGAAGCCACTGTCGAACGCGAAGTTGAAGCCCTGCCCTCAGCCAAGCGTGAAACTCTCTACAACGAGATGACTCGCCAAGGCCTAACTGCCCAAGTCACCAGAGCTTAAGGAACTCCTGCCCATGCCCGCCCTTGAAACTAACCTGATTGAAGAACCTGAACTCGACACCCAGGCGGCACTCGCCGACATTTCCGCTGACCTCTTCGGGCAGGGGGAGAGCAGCGCTGATGCTGGGTCGTCGAAGGAGCCGGGGGAGAAAGTACTCGCGAGCGCAGGCGCTGAGGAAACCGCTCCCCCGGCTCCAGACAAGGGCACGACAGGGGTTTCGGCGGCTGATCCTGCCACCCCTTCTACCGAGACCTCCGCTGAAGTCCAAGCCATCGGTGCGCCCAAGACCTGGACAAAGGAAGCCCTCGCCGAATGGGCAGCAGTCCCTCCCCGCGTCCAGCAGGAAATCGCCAAACGCGAGCAAGACTTCCTCAACGGCATCACCCAATACAAGACCGCGGCAGAAGTCGGCCAGCGCTACGACTCTGTCGTGGAACCCTACCGCCCTGCCTTTGCTGCCGAAAACATCGACCCGGTTCAGCTCTTCCAATCTTTCGCCGCGAACCACTACCTCCTGTCCCGTGGAACCCCCGCCCAGAAGGTCGAACTCGCTGCCAGCCTCATCAACGGCTACGGGATTGACTTCGTTGACCTCGCCCAACACCTCGGCTCCTTCGACCCTCCCACCCCTGTCGATCCTCGTGTCGCTGCTCTCGAAGCCGAGGTCGCTCAACTCCGCCAGTTCACTTCCTCCGCCCGACAGAAAGAGGAAGAGTCCGCCCGCAGCGCAATCGAGGCAGAAATCACTGCCTTTGCTGCTGATCCCGCCTACCCGCACTTCGACTCTCTTGTGGATGACATGCAGAGACTTTTCGCAACGGGTCAGGCAAAAAACCTAAAGGAAGCCTACGAGACGGCTGTCTACTTGAACCCTGAAACTCGCCAGAAAGAACTCGATCGGCTGACAGCCGAGAAGTTGAGTTCCGCCACTGCCGAGGTCTCTCAGCGTCAGGCCAAGATCGCTGCCGCAACGGCTGCCAACCTATCGTCTCACCAAAAACCAGGGAATGGAACGATTCCGCTTGGCTCGATGGATGATACGCTCGCAGAAACCATGGCCCGCATTTCCGCGCGGTCGTAACTTGAAAGGTTAGACAATGGCTACTCCCTCGTCAACCTTCACCGAGCTGGTCGCCACTACCTGGCGGAACCACGCTTCCGATGTGAAGGACAACATCACTCGCAATAATGCCCTCTACGCTCGCATGGTGAGCAAGGGTCAGATCCGGCTCGAAGACGGTGGTTTGACCATCGCACAGCCTCTGGACTACAACTCGAACGGGACTTATCAGCGGTACTCGGGCTACGATATCCTGAATATCCAGCAGTCCGACGTCATCACGGCGGCTGAGTTCCAGTGGCGCCAGATCGCCCTCAACGTCGTGGCGAGTGGTCTTGAACTCCGCACCAACTCCGGTTCGAACGCGATCGTCAAGCTCGCCAAGGCCCGGATCAAGAACGCCATGCGGACGTTCAAGAATAACTTCTCTTACGATATCTACTCGGATGGTACGCTTCCGAACCAGATCGGTGGGCTGCAAGCTCTTGTTTCCGACGCCGGCACCGGCACTGTCGGCGGCATTGACTCTTCATCTTGGCCTTTCTGGCAGTCGGCAGTTCAGTCGGCGGCGGCTCCGATCCAGGGTGGTAGCGCAGTTACTGTTTCCGCCACCACGATCGAATCCGGCGTCATGCTTCCGCTCTGGCTCAACCAGGTTCGCGGAGACGACAAGCCCGATCTCATCGTCGCTTCGAACGATTGGTTCACCTTTTACGAGGCGAGTCAGGTTTCGTTCAAGCGCTACACCGACAACAACGGCTCCGGCGAAGCGAATGGTGGTTTCACCAGTCTGAAGTACAAGTCCGCCGACGTCATCTTTGATGGCAACAGTGGCATCCCTGGTGCCCACATGTACTTCCTCAACACCGACTACCTCGACCTCGTGGTTCATAAGGACGCAAACCTCTCGGTCCAAGACCAAATGATGCCTTACAACCAGGACGCTGTGGTCATTCCGGTGCTTTGGATGGGCAACATGGTCGTGACGAACCGCCGGCTTCAGGGTGTGGCTAAGGCCTAATAGGGGCCAATTCCCCGTAGATTTGAAACCTATAATCTACGGGGAAAACGAAAGGAAATCCCAATGACTTACGCTCTTGTAAATGGGGTTGCTGGCAATCAGCAGCTCACCCCGTACAATCTCCCCGACACTACCGCTCGGCATCTTCCCGGTCTGATCGTTGATGCGGTCAGCAGTTTTTGGGGTGGTGGCGAGTTCATCTACGTCAAGGCCAATGGCACCATCCGCCAGTACGGTCTTGTGGTTCTCACCCAGACTCTCGTCAGCAACCAGATGGTCTACAACGCGACGGAAGTGCCTAACACCGCAAACCTTGGGCGAACCCTCGGCGTTGCGATGGTTTCGGCAACTTCGGGTCAGTTCCTCTGGGTCTGCATCGGCGGCGTCGTTCCGGTCAACTGCCAAGCAGCAGTTTCCGCCGACACAGCTTTTGGCATCGCAGCCGCTGGTCAGGGCGGGGCTATCGCCAACGGCAAGCAGATCCTCAACGCTCGCATCGTCATTGCTTCGACCACTACCGTGGCAAAGGCGGGTTCGACTGCAAGCAGCGGCTCGACGATCCTGAACATCAGCAGTGCTCAGGGCTGGTTTGCCGGGGCTTATCTCTCCGGGACTGGCATTGCTTCCGGTACGACTGTGACGGATATCGACCCGAGCGGAACTGTCGTAACCCTCTCCACCGCCACCACGGCAGCGGTAAATGGGACCGTCACTGCCACTTACAACAACGCGACTGTCTACTACAACATCGCGCATATCAATCGTCCATTTGCTCAGGGTCAAACCACCTAACCTTGAGTAAGACTCCCCGGAGGTTTTCTCCTGTCCTCCGGGGAGTTATTTTCCACCCCTGCCAAAGAGGTTTTTATGTCCGATCCCCGTCCTCCTTATGTTCAGTTTGAGATGCGCGCAGTGGAAAACCGCACGGCCTCCATAGAGACAGGTCACTATGTCGCAAGAGATGTGGTCTTTGCCCTCGTTACCCCCGCTGGTTCCCGCGATCGAGTCGAGAAGGTGGCGGAAGAATGGATCAGGGACATGGAGGAAGGCGCTCGACAGGATCGTATTCCGATCCAGTGGCCGCAGATCTATCGCCAAGCACTGAAGCTTTGGCTGGAAAACCGTCAAGATCCGGAGTTCGGAACCCCGGTCAAAGACTGGCCAGCCATCTCCCCGGCACAGGTTCGGATTTTGCAGGACGTTGGCATCACCTCGATCGAACAAGTTGCTGAGATGAACGACGAGGCTATTTCAAAGGTCGGAATGGGTGGTCGAGCGTTGAAGTCAAAAGCCCAGGCCTGGCTCGATGCGGCCAAGTCTACTGGCGCCACTGCTGGGGAACTAGACTCTCTTCGGATCGAGAACGCGGCACTGGAAGGACGGGCGACAGAGGCCGAGGCCAAACTCAAAGACCTCGAAACCCGTTTCGCCGTGATGGAAAAGTCCCTCGAAAAAGCGAAGTAAGGAACCTTTCCTATGTCGGTTCTCTCCATCGTCCAAGACCATTGCCGCATTCACGCCTTGAACATACCGGCAGCTGTGGTGACTAGCGCCGACGCAACGACTCAGCAGCTATTTGGGATTTTGAACGAAATCCTTGATGAAATGGTGAATGAGTCGAAGTTCAACGTCACGACGAGAGAGACGGTTTTTACTGCCATTGCGGCGGAGGATCAGGGAGCAATCCAGACCCTCGCGCCGTATGGGTATCAGTGGGCTTACTTCGAGACGTTCTTCGACCGGACTCTCCGCCGGCCATTGTATGGTCCGCTTGACGAGACAGAATGGCAGCGGATCAAGGCTCTG